CAATCTGGCTAGAAGCACATCATATGCTGTTGCTGATTCTGGTTGGAAGTATCAATATGACGTTTACAACAATGTATATCGTTGGATACCACTAAACGGTGATATTGCTGGACTTTGTGTATATACGGATACTACAAGAGATCCATGGTATTCACCAGCTGGTTTCAATAGAGGTTCTATCAGAAATGCAATCAAGTTAGCGTGGAACCCGACGAAAACCTACAGAGATTCTTTGTATTCTTCTGGTGTAAATCCTGTTGTTGCTTTCCCAGGTCAAGGTATTGTACTGTACGGGGACAAAACACTTCAAGCAAAACCATCTGCATTCGATAGAATCAATGTTCGTAGATTGTTCATTGTTCTTGAGAAGGCAATTTCTAATGCTGCAAAATACTCACTCTTTGAATTCAATGATGAATTTACAAGAGCTCAGTTTGTTGCTTTGGTTGCTCCGTTCTTGCGTGATGTACAGGGTCGTCGTGGTATCACCGACTTTAAGGTTGTTTGTGATTCTACAAACAATACTCCACAGGTTGTTGATTCCAACCAGTTTGTTGGTGACATATATATTAAACCAGCACGCTCGATCAACTTTATCCAGTTGAACTTCATTGCGGTCGCTACTGGTGTTGAATTCTCCACGGTTGTAGGTACTTACAATTCATTATCTAAACCTAATATTTTTTCGGTTTAATCTAAATACATACAAAGACAAATAGGAGAATAAAATGGCATTTAATGTAGCGGAATTTAGATCGAATATGGTTGGTGACGGAGCACGTCCCAATCTATTCACAGTATCTTTAGTTTTTCCAACAATTGCTGAAAATGGTGTTTCAGCGGGTACTAAATCCCAATTCATGATTAAGTCATCACAGTTACCAGGATCTTCGGTTGGTACTGTTCCTGTATATTACTTCGGTCGTGAACTGAAGTTTGCAGGCAACAGAACCTTCGCAGATTGGACTGTAAACATAATTAATGATGAAGATTTTGTTATCCGCAACTCACTGGAAACTTGGATGAATGCTTTAAATAGTCATCAGACCAATGTTCGTTCAGCAACCGCGGTTCAACCGTCAACTTATACCAGTGAAGCTACTGTTCAACAATATGGCAAATCTGGCAATGAACTGAAAAACTATAAGTTTGTTGGTATGTTCCCAATTGATATTTCTCCAATCGACTTAGATTGGGGTTCAAATGATAGCATCGAAGAATATTCGGTAACATTTGCTTATCAGTATTGGACATCTACAACAACTTCTTAATAATGTGTTTTATATGGAGGGCTTCGGCCCTCCGTTTTTGATTTATAGAAGGTAATATGGCAGAATTAAATAAATTTTCACTTTTTGGTTTTACGATTTCTCGTAAAAAGAATGAAAATGAAACATCAGTTCAACAATCATTCAGTCCACCCAATAATGATGATGGTGCATTAACCATTACATCAGCAGCTTACTATGGGACTTATGTTGATTTAGATGGAACAGCAAAAAATGAGGTTGAACTAATTTCTCGATATCGAGAAATGGCAATGCAACCAGAAATTGAATCTGCTATTGATGATATAGTAAATGAGGCTATATGTCAAGATGATGATGGTAAAACAATTAAAATTGTTCTTGATGATTTAAAACAACCTGATAAAATTAAAGAAGCTATCAGGAAAGAATTTCAAAATATTTGCCGGTTAATGAACTACAATAACATGGCCGCAGATATTTTTCGTAGATATTATATTGATGGTAGAATGTACTACCATATTATTATCGACAGAGAAAATCCTTCAGAAGGAATTAAAGAATTAAGATACATTGATCCTAGAAAATTACGCAAGGTTCGTGAAATAAAAAAGAAAAAAGATGAGAACACTGGCGTTGATGTGATGAATGTAATCAACGAGTACTATATCTACAATGATAAAGTTGTCACGGGTTCTTCATCAAACTATGGTCCTGTTGGAGTCCGTATTACAACGGATTCTATTATCGCTGTTGTGTCTGGGCTTATGGATTCTAGGAGGGCTGTTGTCCTTTCTTACTTACATAAAGCAATTAAACCTTTAAACCAATTGCGTATGATTGAGGATGCAACAGTTATCTATCGTATTTCTAGAGCACCAGAAAGACGTATTTTCTATATTGATGTTGGTAATCTACCCAAATTAAAGGCTGAACAATATCTTCGTGATATTATGGTCAAGTACAAAAATAAACTTGTATATGATTCCAGCACAGGTGAAGTAAGAGATGACCGTAAATTCCAATCTATGATGGAAGATTTTTGGTTACCAAGAAGAGAAGGTGGCAAAGGAACAGAAATCACCACACTTCCTGGCGGTCAAAACTTAGGTGAATTAGAGGATGTAAAGTATTTCGAAAGAAAACTTTACAAATCATTGAATGTTCCCATATCAAGATTGGAACCAAATCAAGGTTTCTCCATTGGTCGTGTTGCAGAAGTCACAAGAGATGAACTAAAGTTCTCCAAGTTTGTTGACCGTATGCGTAATAAATTTGCTGATGTTTTTGACCAAGCTCTTCGTGTACAATGTGTGTTAAAAGGTATTTGTACATCCGATGAGTGGGATGAGTTCAAAGAACACATTTATTTTGATTTCATTCAAGATAATAACTTTACCGAACTTAAAGATGCAGAATTGATGAAAGAAAGATTGGGTCTATTAAGTCAAGTTGATCCATACACCGGTCGTTATTATTCGCAGGCTTGGATTCAAAGAGAAGTTTTGCGTATGACTGATGATGAAATCAAACAAATGCAAGAAGAAATTGATGAAGAAAAATCGGTAGGACTAGGATTACCTGTTGAGGTTACCAACCAAGTTTCAGCCCAACAAATGATGGGTGATATTCAAGGTGAACAACAAGCTGCACTGGCACAACACCAGGTTGGTTTAGACCAACAACAAGAAAATCTTTCACCAGGAACATTTGTAAAAATTAAACAAATATTGTAAATAAATATATCTATTTGGAGTTAAAAAATGTCTAACACAAGAAACATCATTGATTTTGCATATAATGACCAAGGTTCAGAAATGCGTGATGCTCTTTATGCAGAAATTCACGACAGAGTAATGTCACACATTGAAGTAAAGAAGCAAGAACTTGCACAATCCATTCTTTCACAGGAAGAAACTGAAAAGGAAGAAGGCCACGAAGACGAAAAGGAAGATAAGGCTCTGGTCAAGAAGATGGTCAAAAAGGACTGTCTCACCAAAGAAGGTATTGATGATAATGAAGATGATTGTGACGAAGATGAAGATGAAGATGAATGGGATGATGAAGCGGTTAAAAGATAATGAAAACCTTTAAGGAATTCAAAGCAACTATCGTGGAGTCCAGAGAAACTCTGGACCCACCAAATATTCTGATTATGCGTAGGCAATCAATCAGACAATATCCAAATAAACAAAGGGTTGCAATGTACTTCGTGGACAAGATTAATAAATACATTACAGTTCCCTATACTGCTTCCCAGTGGTCTTCTTCAGGTCCACCAGTAGAGGAAGAATTCCAATCAGAAGAAGAAACTAAGGATTAAAAATGGCAACTTCAAATACACAACAAACATTAATTGATACAACCAAACGGGTTGTTATTAAACGAGTTGGAATTTTTGATGCTTCCGGAGGCAACGAAGTACAGACAGTAATACTGGACCCAAGAACCTTATCCGGCGTATTAAATGCCAACGGTGCACCATATCTAACAGGAAATACGTTACCATCAGGTTTTGCATCAAATTGTCTGACGCTGGCCAGAGTTGTTTATCATGTAGATTCTGAAGTCGGACATTTACAATTAAAATGGCAAGGTGTTGATGCTGCAAATGACAGAACAATTTTTGCATTCGGTGTTGGTGGCGGGGACACCAATCCAAATGACAATCTTCCTGTGATTACAAACAATTCACCAAACCCAACAGGTAATATTGCAATAACCACTGTCGGAACAACTGCAAATGCAGCATACTCTGTTATTATGGAATTCCATAAAAACGGTTCGTACTTCCAGTCTGGACAATTTAATGATCCTGCCGCGTTTAACTATCCTCCATACGGAGTAACTCCATAATGAAACTAATAAAAGAAATTGTGGAATCGGTCAACTATTTGTTTGAAGAAAAAGATGGAAAGAAAACACTTTTCATCGAAGGACCTTTTCTTGTTGCAGAGAAAGCCAACCGTAATGGCCGCATGTACAAAGAAGATACCATGCGTAAAGAGGTTGGTCGGTACACAGAAGAATACATAAATAAAAACCGTGCCTTTGGTGAACTAGGACATCCAGATACACCATCAATCAACCTAGACAGAGTTTCACATTTAATTGTGGGATTGCGTCAAGAAGGTACTGATTGGATAGGCAAAGCTAAAATTCTTGAAACACCTATGGGTAATATTGCAAGAAACCTTATTGAAGGTGGTGCTCAGTTAGGAGTATCGTCTAGAGGTATGGGTTCTTTGAAAAGTGTTAATGGGATCAATATCGTTCAAGATGACTTCTATCTGGCCACAGCGGCGGATATTGTAGCAGACCCTTCAGCTCCTGGTGCTTTTGTACAAGGAATTATGGAAGGAAAGGAATTTTGGTATGATGTTTCTAGAGGAACTTGGGTTGAAGAGGAGGTTGAACAATTTTATAGTAATGTGAAAAAATATTCACAAAAAGAAATTGAGTTTGTAGGTTTGAAAATATTTGAGAATTTGATAAATGGCATTGGAAAATAATAACAAATATTATTTGTATTGTTTAATTGACCCCATCAATAATTTACCCTTTTATGTGGGTAAAGGATGTGGTAACAGAGCATTTTCACATTTGAAAAATTTAAAAAATGAGAATAATGTCGCAAAACAAAAAACAATAGATATGATTAGATTATTAAATCTTGAACCTAGAGTTGAATTTATAATATCAAATCTGGCAGAAGATGTGGCATATGATATGGAATATATTATCATAAAAAATGCAAAAAAATACTTTGGCATCAATTTAACAAATAGAATTGGAATTTTTAAACCACCCAGCAGAAAAGGATGTAAATTAAAACAATGTTCAAAAGACAAAATATCCGCCTATCAAAAGGGCAGGAAAAAAGGTCCTATGAGTTATGAAACTAAACAAAAACTTTCTGTTATGAATTATGGAAAAGAAGGACCAAACAAGGTGTATGTTGATGTTGACAGTTTAAAGCATAATTATATAGATTTGAACTTTACGAAAAAAGAAATTTGTGATTTATTCAGTATTGGTTTGGGTTCTTTAAATAGAATACTATCCGAAAATGGAATAAAAAAATCAAAACAATGCTTTGCACATTATGCCTCTAGAAAACGAAATATTAAAATATAAAATCAATTTAATATAAATATCCAATATAAAAATCAAGGAGATTTTCGAAAATGGGAAAATTTAATCTGACCGAAGCCGCTAAGGACATTTTAGATGCTAATGTAGCAGCTAAGCAACGTGGACAAGAAAGCGGAGTCGGCGAAACAAAACTAAAATCAACTGTTGCATATGGAACTCACGATGCAGGACTAGTTGGACAATCACCAGAAAAGTCAACTGAAGAATTGCCTGATTATCTGAAAGGTGTTCCTTCTGCTACACCTCCTGGTGCAACTCCACCTGTTGGTTCAGAAAAGGATGGTGTTGGTGCAGAACATCCAAAGAACCAACCACAAGAAAAGGAAGGCCGTTCTGACCTTTTGGTTGCCAAGAAATCAGATGCTACAGATTACGAAAATATTCGTGACCGTGCAAAATATTCGGCTCCAGCACAAACTTTCCATATGAATCCTGGTGCAACATTCCAGTCTTATGGTGAAGATATTGATGCTATGCTTTCTGGTGAAAACCTTTCTGAAGAATTCAAAGAAAAGGCAACAATGATTTTTGAAGCGGCAGTTATTGCTCGTGCTGAAGAAGTTATTGCAGAAGCACAAGTTGAAATGCAAGAACAGTTTGAACTTGCTGTTGAAGAAATCAAAGATGAACTTGCAGAAAAGGTTGATGGTTATCTCAACTATATGATTGAAGAATGGGTTCAAGAAAACGAACTGGCAATAACTAAGGGTCTTCGTGCAGAAATTGTAGAAGATTTCATTGGTGGCCTTCGTAACCTGTTTGTAGAACATTACATTGATATCCCAGAAGATAAGGTTGATATCGTTGAAGAGTTAACCGGTAAGGTTGAAGAATTAGAAGATTCACTCAATGAACAAATTAAAAGTGCAGTTGAACTCAAGAAAGAGTTGAACGAACACAAAAAGTTTGAGGCTATTTACGCAGCATGTGAAGGCCTGACGCAGACACAGGTGGAAAAAATCAAGTCACTTGCAGAAAGTATTGAATTTACCTCCGATGAAAATTTTGCAGTTAAACTAGAAACAATTAAGGAGTCTTATATTACTTCTAGTGTTAGAACTGCTGATAATTCTGCTCTAGACGATGAAGTACAAATCGTAGAAGAAAAGAAAGTTAACAGAGGTTTGGTTGACCCAGAAATGGAAGTTTACTCAAAGACCATCTCACAAACTTTAATTAAATAAATAATATTTTTAAACAGATACTATAAGGAGATTTACTAATGTATCTTACAGAAGAACTTCAAAAGAAGTGGCAGCCAGTTCTGGAACATCCAGAACTCGAAGCCATTAAGGACCCGTACAAGAAGGCAGTTACCGCACTTGTACTGGAAAACCAACAAGCTGCAATGAGACAAGACCGTCAGTCACTTAACGAAACCGTTTCTGATGCTGGTCCTACTAACGTTGCTGGTGGCATTAACAATTTTGATCCTATCTTGATCTCACTTGTTCGCCGTTCACTGCCTAATCTGATTGCGTATGACGTTGCTGGCGTTCAGCCAATGACTGGTCCTACCGGACTGATCTTCGCAATGCGCGCTCGTTATAATGGTCAGAACACTGATCCAGCAAGCACAAGTTCAGAAGCTTTCTACAACGAAGCCAATACAATTTTCACAGGCGTTAATTCATCTGCGAATCCTTATGGTTTCCAAGGTTCACAAGCTCTTGATACAGCTAACTCTTTCCAAAATCCAGCATCTAAGGCAACCACGTCTGGTATCGCAATGCCTACAGCTACTGCTGAGGTTTTGGGTTCAGATAGTGGCCGTGCATTTGCTGAAATGGCATTCACCATTGAAAAGGTAACTGTAACTGCTCAAAGCCGTGCGTTGAAGGCAGAATACTCACTTGAACTTGCTCAAGACTTGAAGGCAATCCACGGTCTGGATGCAGAAACAGAACTGTCTAACATTCTGTCTACTGAAATCCTTGCTGAAATCAACCGTGAAGTTATTCGTACTATCTACACCTGCGCTGTCGCTGGTGCTCAGTATGGTACTACAACTGCTGGTTACTTCGATCTTGACACCGACTCTAACGGTCGTTGGTCAGTTGAACGTTTTAAGGGTCTTATCTTCCAAATCGAACGTGATGCTAACGTAATTGCTAAGCAAACTCGTCGTGGTAAGGGTAACGTTTTGATCGTTTCTTCAGACGTTGCTTCTGCAATGGCTATGGCTGGTGTACTTACTTACACACCTGCTCTTCAGTCTGATTTGCAAGTAGATGACACAGGAAACACTTTCGCTGGTCTGTTACACGGTCGTATTAAGGTCTATATTGACCCATACTTCGGTGGTTATACATCTAACCAGGAACTTGTTACCATCGGATATAAGGGTTCTTCTCCTTATGACGCTGGTCTGTTCTACTGCCCATATGTTCCTCTCCAAATGGTTCGTGCTGTTGACCAGTTCACCTTCCAGCCTAAGATTGGATTCAAGACCCGTTACGGTATGGTTGCAAACCCATTCGCACAAGGTCTGACACAGGGTAACGGCAAGCTGAATGAACGATCTAACGTTTATTACAGACTGTTTGGGGTCAAAAATTTGATGTAATTGATTGAGTCACCATCAAGAGTGACACTGAGGGTGCCTTCGGGCACCCTTTTTTTGTCTGATAAATAGTAGATTATTGGAGATAAACAATGACAGTTTTAACTAGAGTACCAGAAAACACCAATCTTTTACAACCCACGAAATTTCTATTAACATTTGATAGAATTCCGGATGTACAATACTT